TGCCGGGGAATGGTTCGAAGTATTCGGTCATTAGTTTAGGCTCACAATCACTTGGGCGACCGCGACTATTACGCCGCCGACAACGCCAGAAACGCCGGTCATTTGATAAATCTTTTTCTGCAGGTCGCGAACGTCTTTTTCTAACTGCCTATAACCGCGCATTTCAGTCTTGACTTCAGCCAAGTCTTTGATGATGGTTATTAGTAGTTCGCGGTCTGTAGTGTCTGCCATAGTTTTAGCCTAGCAACGCCTGCAGCTCATCGGCGGTTAGACCGAGTGCGGCGAGTTTCTCTTGGGCAGATAGTTTGGCCAGTGCAGCTGCGTCGGCTTCTGCCTGTCGTGCAGTTTCGGCTTCAGCGTAGGCTGCAGCATCGGCTTCACGCTGTGCGATTTCCTCGGCGGTAAGTGGCACGATAGTTTCTTCGCCTGTTGAGCAGTCGATAATGATTTTGGTAAGGGTTTCTTTTGCCATGTTTGTTCTCCTAGTTATGGGCTGACGGTTGCGCCGCCGCTGCCCTTTGTAATGCCGTAAAGTGATGCGGTGCTTCCGGGTGCAAAAAGGCCTTCGGCAGTCAGGGTTAGTTGATTGACGGCAGCGGTGCTATCCCAACGACCAGCGACGATTGCCGTGTAAGTAAATCCACCATTTGTTTCCAAAACGGTATCAACCGAAACTGATTTGTAAGTGCTGCCAGCATAGTTTGGAATATAAAAACTTGCACTGCCAAAAGTGTTAGCGGTTGAAAGACTTGTCGGATGCCAATTTGGTATGACGCTATAAGTTCCCGAAGAACCTGAACCCGAACCTTGACCGAGCAAAATGCGAGCCGTGTAATTGGCTGCATCGCCGTTTAGAGTCAAGTTTGCGTTACACATTGGATAACCGTTTACATTGTTGTTATCGCGTGTTCCTGCCACCAAAAAAAGGTCTGTGAAGGTCGCCGGGATTGAGGCAAAGTTAATCGATGCCTGTGCGCTAGCAACGGTTACAGTTTGAATAAGTGTCATCATTAGGCTTTTACTCCATAAAGGCTAAAGGTTGTTCCAGTTGCCCAAGTGGTAGCGTTAGCGCTCAATGCAATTGATGAAATGGCATTAGTTGAACCCCAGCGATACAACCAAGCCCAAAGAACGCTGGCCGGATTATTTGCTCTATTAAGTGCAACCTTGTGTTTATCAGTAGCAGAATAGTCCATGAAATCAATAACCATATTGTTACTGCTGCCACCGCCAACCCAATAACCAATAAAAGGGTCTGCTGCGTTAAAAACGTTTCCTGCTGCGCTGCTGCCATCTCCACCAATGTAAATGCGACTGTATGCGGCGCTAGTGTCACCATTAAGAATTGCCGATAGATTTGTAGTCGCGTTCACTGTTCCCGAAATAACTAAGCGTAAATCACGATAACCGCTAGTCGGCAAAGATGAAAAGGTGACAGTCGTCGTATTGCTTGAAAGTGTTGTCGTCGCTAGTGCGACAAGTGCGGTAGCCATTAGCTGCCCCTAACGCCATAAATGCTAAATCGGGAACCAGTCGCCCAGCTAGTAGTTCCTTCGGGATAAATCAAAACGCTACTAACGGCTGCAGTATTCAACCAGACTCCTGAACCAAGCCCAATCTTTGTAGCGCCTACACCTGTTAATGCGCGCAAAGTTTTATTTTTCGAAGTGGATGCATAATCAAGAATGTCAATAATGCCAACACCAAAAGAGTTAGCGGTTGCAGAACCGCCGGCCATGCCATAGAAAGAGATGTTCGTGCTTGATGTTGATGCGCCAGCAAAGGGAGTTGAGCCACCACCTAGCAAATAGTGGAAGGCGTAATTTGCACCTGTATCACTATTCAAGCGAATTTGAGCAGCGACCTCTGTGACGGCGCTAATGCTTCTTGCTGTCATTCGAATTTGCAAATGCTTGTAATTAGACCATGAGCCGCCATCGGTAAAAGTAACGCTAGCGGTGTTTGACCCTAAAACGGTTGTGCTAATCAACTCATAAGCGGCAGAGGCACCGCCGGCACTCGCAAGTATTCCAAGAGGGATTAACATTAGCCGAGGTTACCAACTAGCCAATAAACGCCCGATGCAACGCACTCAACAGAAACACCAGCATAACGTTTAGCAGTCTTGAGCAGGCTGTCAGCGCTGTTTAGGGTTACACCTGTTCCAGCGGCAAAAGTAACTTGCCCGGTGCCGAATTGTGCAAAGTCAATACGCTGCCCAACAGTTAGAACGTTGTCAATGGTGATAGTAATTGCGGCGTTAGTTGAACGAATAAGGCTGTAAGCGTCGCCGGCAACGATTGAATAGTTGGCGGTCTTGTCGCTGATGGTTTGCGCTTGTGCAGGCACCAAGTCAGTCCAGGCACTGCCTGAATAGTAAGAATACTTGTTAGAGTCTTCGAGCCAAGTCAGCATACCCTCGGTCGGGGTAGCGATGGCGGCAGTGCGAGCAGTAGCCGACGCAAAGGTCATGACGGCTTGGTCCATAAGGTAGGTGTTCAAGTCGCTGGCCGGTAGCGGATAACCGTTTAGAAAATTCTTTCTAGGCATAGTTTAAAACTCTTTCCATAGTTCTAGTGTAGTGAACCAAGTGTCCACATCTATTGAATGACTTACTTTCGTTATTGTGTAATAGTCGTCAATGTTTAATGGCGACTTTGAGTATTTGACACCAATAAGGGTTCCGGGGGTAAAAAAGGCTGCCTGTGTTAGGTTGCCTAGTCGGTCTTTTGCAGGGGTTTGCACTTGTGAAACTAGTTTTGTAGGTGATTGTGCAAAAACTTCATCAGCCCATTTGACGAGCTGCCCGTCGGGGGTCGTGTTGATTGCAACGTCTAGCGCAAAGATGCCGTAAAGGTCGATGCTGTCTTGGTTAGTTTTGACGACGTATTCGGTATCGTCGTTTTTGTTTGCGACTCTTAGCGAGTTAAAAACTACGTCACCGTCTGAATTTACAACAATATCGCTCATGCAAAGGTGTAGAGCGTCGCCATGATTGTTGCCGACAGTGTAGGTGCCACCGGGCGGCGTGGTGACGATTGTCGGGCGTGGAATGACGACAACTTCTTCGGTCGGGGGGTCTATCCACATAACGCCAAGACCTGTTTCAAGTGCGTCGTTGATGAAAGTGTTGATGATGACGTCGGTTTCGGTGACGTGTGGCATTTTGTGATTGAGCGAAACACTGTCCGGGCTCATGTCGTAGCCGGCTAGTTCTACGGCTAGAGTGATGGCTTCGAGCGGTGTGACGTGGTCGCCGGGGAATATTGTTGTATCGTATTCTGCTACACGAGTGTTCACGATGCGTTTATGTGCGTCGTAGGCAGTTATTACGATGTTGTTCCAGCCGCTGCCATCTGCCCCATAGGCGACGTCAATCTTGTCTACATAACCGTTGAATAGGTAGCCGTCCACGATGCCGTCTGTGGCTCTTACACGGATGCGTGCACCCGGTCTAACAGACTTGTTTACGCTTGGGTCATATTCAAACGTTTGCATTGTGATAGTGGCTTGACCCGGTTCGGGTTGAAAGTAAAGCGATGACTGAATTTCGCCGCCAAGACTTGTTTCTACGCTCGTAGTGACCGCTTCAAAAGTCTGCCAAGCAAAGCCCGGTAATAGTTCATCTGTAAGGATGTCCTCGCCACCGATAAGGCTTTCGCCAATGATGAAAGCACTTGACGAACCTAGAACGTCGTCGCCGCCAATAAGTGACAACCCGATAAGAAAAAGGTTGTCTGCCTCGTAAGGCAAAAACATTTCAACCTTAAGATGCTGGGCAATGTCAAAGTTGGCGATTGTAGTCATTACTTGAGCGCCTGCGCTAGAGTCGTGCCGGTTGCCTTTTGGAATGATTGAACGGTCTTGATGATAGTGCTTGAAGTTACCGGGGTTGTCACGTTTACGGTTACGTTATTGCCGGTTGAGTTGCTAAAACCGGGTAGACCGTTGTTGCCCGGAGCTACGGTTCCGATGGGTGGCGGCGTGGTTGTAGTTGTTGGGGTTTTTTGCGTTGATGGAACGGTGTTTGGCAACGGTGCCGAGCCGCCAAGTTGTAGAACCATACCAACGGCCGCTAGACCTGCAAAAATTCTTAGAGTTGTGACTAAAGCATTAACGGCTACGTTTGCGGCAGTGGCACCCGTAGCAACTCCACCCATAGCGGTTGCGTAAGTAGCCGAAACGCCGGCGGCGATAGCGGCGGCAGCGTTATAGAGCGTTGTCGATACGGTGATGGCTTTGGCAGCTACGTTAGCGCCAAGAATGACGACACCAAGGGCAAAGATAGCGTCTTTGTTTTGCAAAGCCCAGCCGACCATGGTAATAAAAACGTCAGTTAGGGCAATGATTGCATTGGTCAAGTCAGTCATTTTTTGCTGACCTTCAGGCGTGGACAACCAAGTAGACAACTTTGTTAGTTCTGGCAAAAGTCGCATACCGACGGCTTCTTGCATTTCACCAAATAGAACGGTCATGTTGCGGTAAGGGTCAAGTTTGGCGGCTGCTTCGGAGGTGCCTTTGAACTTTTCGCCCAAAAATTTGATGGGGTCGTCTAGGTCTTTGACCGATGGCAAAAGTTTGATAAGTGCAGTGTCTGAACCTGCGACGCTCTTAGCCAATGCGAGCGCAACCGTGTCAAGGCTTCGACCCGTTCCAGCTGAAACGTCTAAAGCAATTGCAAGTAGCTTATTCGACTCGGTAAGGTCAGTCGTCGCGTTGTAAAGGGTGACGAAAGCCGGGCGCAAATAGTCATCGGCGATACCATGTTGGCGGCTTAGTTTACCGATTAACGCTTCGGCTTCAGGTAGAAGGTCTTTCGTTGCCTTAGTCGTGTTTTTGAGAGCAGTGTCTAGGGCAGACATAGAAACGGCATCGTCACGCGCGGCCTTAGCGGCGTCGTTCAGTTCGCGCGCTATCCAAGAAAAAGAAAGGCCGACACCAATAGCTGCGAAAGATTTGTGAATAGACCCTGAAATGGCGGCAGCCTTAGCGTTTAGGGTTTTCAATTCGCCCTGCGCGCCAGTAGTGGCCGAAGTTAGTTTCCTAAACTCGCCGAGAATTTCGACGTTGAGGATTAAACTCATCGGTTCGCCTTATCTATCAGTTCAACCAAAGCCCGATACTCTGCAATGGTAAGTTTTTTATATTCACTAGGCTGGATGCCCGATGCGATGCAGAAACTAGCCATGCGTTCAGCTGCTTTGGTTGCTATTCTTTTTTTTCTTCGTCACCGTTGAATAAGGCTGTTGCCTGCTTCAGAGTGTATTTGTTCGCTTGCTCGATGGTAAATGATGGGTCTTGTCGTTTCATAGCAACCCAAACGTAAGCCTTTAGTGCTTTACCGCGAGGTTTGCCATTCTCAAAAAGAGAGTCGATGCCCGAGCCTGTTAGGTTCTCAATGGTTTCGATTTCTTCTAGAGTCAGTTCTTCAAAGTTAATCAT